AAGACCTAATTCAATTAGATGTTATTTTCAAAGACGGAAATCCATCCAATAAACAACTCGGAAACATACTATCAATATGTTCTAACTGTAATAGAGTAAGAAGGAAGAGATTAAGGGAGGCACTAAAGATATTAGATATATCGGTTGACTCGGAGATTAGAATTTAATTTCTTCGATTTTATTATACCAATGATTATAATATGTCGAAAGTCTTTCTCTATCATACCCTTCGATACCTAGTATAGTATACATTTCTTTAATAGCGTCGAGTGTTTCTTCTTCTGATTCGTATTTTCTTACATCGAATTCATAGACAACATTAGAAAGTGATCTCATTTCTTCTAAATTTGCATCATGATCAGCTAATCGATCATAGAAGATTCTGATTTGTGGGTCATTCTTTGCTCGTTTTTTTACATATTCATGTGGATTGATAAACAATATAATATTTGCATTCTTCCAAATCTTTTTAATCTCGATAACTTCTGGATTAAAATGTGTTGCTATAAAAAATTTATGATCTCCATATGATATGTCTTTGACAAATGAATTATATGAAATACCGCGCCATGGATCAGTGTATTCTTTCTTATCCACCCCAAAAAATTTGTTATCTGTAATATCAAGATCATTCCAGAAGACGCCTTTCTTTATGTCAGATAATTGCTCTAAAAGATAATTTAGTTTATCGTCTGGAGAAAACTCGCCCCTGAGTTGTGCTTCTGTCAATTCTTTGTGACCGAAAAAGCCATGGTCAGATAGACCTAAACAGTTAGCCATAAATTTGCCACCTGAATAATTGTGAAACCAGATAATAGTTAGGTTAGTTGTTTCTAAATTGCATTCTTCGGGTTTGACTCGCACACGCATAATGTTATACTATTTCTTCTCCGTCCTCACCTGTGCTTTGATTGAAATCCTTGTACGGTTCTGCTTCTTCATCGTTAACGACAGGAGGTTCACTGATTGGTTCTATATTAGAATCAACCTCACCTGGATTATCAATCGTACCAACTTCTCCTACGATTTCATTTGCGGATATATTGAGTTGAACGGTAGTCGCATTCTCTATCTTTCTCTGGTCTTCTTCATATTCTAGCATCTCGTCATAATTGTCCCAGCTCTCCACCATCCTAGGTCCACCTTCAACATATAGTTCACGAAAGTCATGCCATTTCAGATTGAGATAACCAACAGAGACATAAAAGCCTTTGTTATCGGTCTCGTTACAACTATAATCTGGTTCGATTTGCACTCTATCGTAATATCCACATTCTAACATATCACCGATATTTGTTTCAGTTGCACTATAACAAAATTTAACAGGGTCAAAGTCTTCGCCGTCTGTTTCAACATAATATGCGGCAAAGCCACCTTTCTCATCGCTGTGGTATACTAATACTGGTTTTACATGCTCATCAATGTCTGCTTGTGATAAATGGTCGGTTACCTCATACATCTCACTGCGGTGATATGCTTCTCTGCTATACAATTGATGAGGTTCGAACACAACGGTTTCGCCAATACTCTCTTCGAATGAGTCATCATCACTAGAGTATTTTACTTCAGTTACCGTAAATCCACCATCTATCCATGCGTTATTAAGATGCTCGATGTCATCAATATCATTCCAGGCTGGTTGGTAATCTTTATTAGCAGTCGGATGAGGAGCGCCTTCAATCCGCATAGATGGGTCTTCAAACTCGTAACTTTGCAAATGTGTTATAAGATCGTTTTCCGTCTGGTCATTATTAAGAAAGAATTCTACAAACTCTTTAGTGACTGTGCCAATAGTTAATTCACCTCCGCGGTGACCACCTTCAATTCTAAATTTTCTTTTTGCCATAACAATTCTCTCCTAAATGTGTAGTATTTACGTGATTATACACACAAAAGAATAATATGTCAAGTTATTTTGGACAACCACAAAAAAAGGAAGAGCCTAAAAGACTCTTCCTTAAACTTGTAACTTATAAGTTGATTATCAGATAATCGACTTACGAGAATGTTAAGTTTTGAACTGCGATCTCGCCTAAATAGTCAGCCGCATTACCGAAAGATGATGCAGTGTTAGTTAGTTCCACGTATCCGTAACGAGTCATGAACGACACGACTGGTTCGAATGTTTGTGGATCGAGTACAACTCCACTGCTCATTAATGGAATATATGGGCAATAGAAAGCCGCCGCATCTGTCTCAGATGAACCTTTGTATCCAACCAATACTGCTTGAGTATCAGGTGCATAAGAGTCAACGAAAACACGCATAGCGCCGTTCAACGTACCAACAAACTTAGTGTTAGTAGGAGCTTCAAAAGTTCCTTCAGTTGTACGAGCAAATGCTGATGTAGTAGCAGATTGTAACACAGTTAAGGCCGCAGAACTCACAACAGCCCAGTTACCTGCGCCTCTACGTGTTCTTTGAGCAATCAAGTTTGCAACTCTGTTAATAAGAACGGCCAAAGCGGCATGTTCGTCACCAACGTAAGTAGCAGTACCTGATACAGCTGCCTGGTTAAAAGTGAATTCAGTTGCCGCTAACGTTCTAAGAGATAACAAAATCTCCTGATCGATTTCAGCAGTGATTTCTTGTGCTAAAGCAGCCATAATTTCTGCTTCAACGTCGATGCCGTGCTGAGACTGTGCGTCCTGAGCGGCTTCGAATGTCCAACGTGCTTGCAACTTACGTGACTTCGCTTCAACAGCTTGTCTTAAGATTTGCACACTGATTTGCTTACCGCCGTTACCTTCTAAAATTGCTGTATCTGCACCTGTGTAAGATGCTGAAGTTCCAGCCGCCTGAGCAGTACGCGAATACGCCTGGGCAATTTTGAACGGTGATAGTGCTTCTTCACCAGCTGTTACCGAAGTAGCGGCTGCTGAGTTGTCAGTCAATGACTGAGCGTAACGAACACGCAAGGTGTGAATCTGTCCAACAGGACCAGTCATTGGCTGAACGCCGACTAGTTCGTTAGCAATAACAGTCGGCATAACCCGTCTGATTACTGGTAAGATTACACGATTAAGTGTTGCTATATTTCCTGCTCCGGTACTACCTGCGGTAGCATTCTCATTTAAGAGACCTTTGCGAGTGTTTTCGAGGATCACACCCATTGTTGAACGGCGAGTTCCTTTTAAGCCTTCTAACAGGGCGTCTTTGGTCTCACCCCAACGGCTTTCTAAGAGTACTTTTGACATGGTTTATTTCTCCTAATCAATGTCGAGTTTAAATTAAAGCCCTGCCAGGCGTTTTAGGTCAATGACATTATCTCTATTGTCATCTACTTCAATTTCTTTTTCCTTGGCAGATTTATTACCGGTTTGAACAGTTGAAACAGATTCAGTAAGAGAAGCCTTTTTCGCTTTTCCACTTCCTTCGTTCAATACTGCTGGTAAATACTTATCAAATGTGTTCTTCAGCTTTAGCGTCTGAACACTTTCTAATAAAGATCGCATTACTTCAGCCTTCTCTTTGTTCAAAGACGAGACCAGTTGGTCCAATGCCTTCTCACGCTGAGTAGATTCTTTAATAATGTTTGCTTCACGTTCCTTTGACTCAATGATCCTATTTGCATTCGCAAGTTTGACCTTTGACTCTGCTAGTTCTTTTTCTTTACCACTTAATACAGAAACGATGTTACGTGTTTCAGCCTTATCATTTAGATAAGTAGTGCTGAATTCACCTGCGAATGTTTCAAATATCTTGCGGCCGAAGGTATTCTCCCTAGCTGTTTTAATATCTTCTTTAAGTTGTGACAATTCACCTTTGAGATGTGAGGCAACAGAAGTTCCAATTCTTCGAGAACTTTCGACAATAAATTTCGCCTTAAGTCTTTCGAGTTGGTTACGACCTTCTGCAACTAACTTGACACGTTGTTCAACCACTGCTTGTCTATCCTGAGCAAATTCTTTGATCTCTTTAGACAATGCATGTATGATAAATTTTTGAAGTTTATCTTGGTTTTCTAACTGAATCTTACGATCAGAGCGTAGTTCTTTAATTTCTTCTGCTAACTTAGTTACCATAAAGTTATTAAATTTCTTTGCACTTTCTGAAAGTTTCAATTTTGCTTTAACGCGATCTTCGCTGATTGCTTTCTTCTCATCATGGAATTCTTTAATTTCCTCTGATAGAGAATTAGTTACCATCTTATCAAGGGCTTCAACCATCACGCTTCTATCATGTTCGTATCTATTAGCAAACTCGTTTCTGAGTTCCCCACGAACTTGATCCTTTGCTTCATCCAGCTTCTGTACCCAGGTGGTGTTTAACTCACCAGCTACATCTTCTGTGATCAGACCCGAATCAATTAATGGTTGTATAGCATCTAACATGCTGTTTTCCCCTCTATATTATTTAGATTTTTAAGTCTTTGATCAGACGAACAATCTCGTCCTTCAAATACTTTTCTACTTTCTTGTTGCCTCTAGCTTCCTTGGCGAGTTCTAAAACTTTATATCCGTGTCTCATGTTCATAAGACCCTCGTATATTGCTTTAGGATATGCATTCGGGGCACTAGGTTGTGCAACAATGTCCACAGTGATTATTTCAAAATCACTTACTCGGCCATCTATATCGTTAACGTTTCCGCTTCCTCTACTAGATACTCCGAGTTTTACCCCCGACTCTAACATAGTCTGAACTAAATGACCCATTGGAGTTGGTAAAATCTTTAATTTGCCGTAGCCGTTTGGCCCGTCCATCCACATCTTAGTAATCATATGTGACACACGATCTAAGTTGATTTTTAAATCATCTGGATGATCAACTTCTCCTAGTACAGAATTACCTTCTTGTATTTGGATATTCAGCGTCTCGACTGCGGCTTCTATTTCAGAAACGGGGTAAACACGTTCATTTGCATTTTTAACCCCTCCCTGAATAAAGATCCCTTTCATAAAAAGAGTCTTTAAATCAGTCTCTCCTTCCTTAACGGATTCAACCATGATTTCAGCACGGTCAAATGAAAGGTGTTCTTTAAGATATAAAGCCATTTATATCGTTCCTTAATCTATTACAGATTTAGTGTTCGTTCCACTTGCCTGTGCAGTCACTGGCTTAGGAGCGGCGCTTTGTGCTTTTGCATTCTTGCCTGGCTGATTCTGCCAAGAAGATGCACCATCAACGTCTTTTGCTTTTGGAGCTGGGCGACCTTTCTCATCACCTTTATCAAAGTTTACGGGCTTAGAATCTATTCCCTTTTGACCTGAATTAGCGTCTACTGGACTTTTCGATTGGTCTCCGTTGTCTCCACCTGATGGTGTAGCTACTTTGTTTAGAGTAATTGCTTCTGCAACTAGTTCTTCATCGTCGATATCAATGTTAACTTCGCCTTCAGCACCTTCAATGTCTTGTAAGTCAGCGTCTATTTCGTCGTCGCGTCCTTCTAAGTCATCTTCTGTGCCCATAATTTCTTCAAACTCAGCCATTAGTTGGTCTAGTTTATCTTCGATACGAATTACTGCATCTTCTACTTCGACAGGTTCGCCTGAGTCGATGTCTAATTCAGCACTCATATCCATTTCTTCGTCGCCTTCTATATCAAAGACTTCTTCAGAATCAAGATTGATTTCTTCTTCATCTTCTGCAATTCCTGAGTGTTCAGCAGAAATTTCGTCTGCTAGATCACCGACTTGTCCGCCCATTCCTTCTTCAAGGTCATCAGCTTGTTCGTCTTCCATAATGGATTCATAAATTTCTCTGGATTTTTCTACCACGATGTCGTGAAAGAGGTCTTTTGCTTGTTCTTCGTCCTCATTGATAATGAGGTCAATTAATTTTTCAAATTTCTTGTTTTCCATTATTTTGTTCTCCTTAGATATAAGAATGGCTTAGTAAAGTTATTTAGTGAGTGGTACGGAAAAGCACTGTTTAAGTACTACTTTTTTGCGTTTTTGATGTATTATCGATTAGATAGAGAGGATTTAATTGAATAATTAAAAACTGGGTGCCGCCCCTTCTTCAGGTTTTGCACCGTATTGTTTTCTTACTTTAGACAAATGCTTAGTCTTTTCGTAATTTCTTACATCTAGCATTTTGCGGAGTTTTCTAATTTGACTTAGTGTTAATTTAGTTTTACGAGAAGTTCTCCATATAGGCTTGGAGTTGTCATCTCCAACATCTTGGATTCCGGGAATTGCAACGTCAAACATTTCAAATAATTTCATAAGAGTATTTATCTTTTGTTACGACACCGGTCCTACTTCGCCTGCGCCTGGAACTGAACCTGTAGCTGTTGATGGTTGTCCGCCAACTGGACCAGCAACGTCTAAGTCGCCCAAGTCATCTAGTTCTTCCATATCGTCGATTTCTTCACCAGTTTCTATGTCTGTATCAAAATCACCGGTAGATACTCCAATGTTTCTGAGATCAGAACCAGCTGGATCATCAGTGGCTTCTTCTGTATTCTCTTCTGCCCATAGTTTTTCATTCTTCTGAATCTCTTCTTCAGTCAATCCTAAGAATCTTTCTAGTGCAAAACGCTTTGAAATATAAGGGAATGCTTCCATACCAGAGAAAGTTGATACTCTAGCAGTATCTAACTCACTTTGACGATAAGCGGCAAAGTTTTGCGGTGGATTGAATTGTAGATCGAACATTCCTACATCGAGGTTAAATCCTCTCCAACGCAAGAATAGTTTAAATTCTTCGTCAAGTTTGCTACATATATAATTCTGTAATCGTTCGCAATATTGATTGAATCTAAACTCTTGTATCATTGCTGTACCGACACGACCATCATTCAAAGGCGTGGTATTATCATCTGGGCCTGTAGGCAAGTATGAACTTGGTACACGTAAACCACGTGCTAATCTGTTATTAAAGTACTTAAGATCGTCAATCTCGCCTAAGTTCTGTCCACCTGGTAGAACTTCAACTGATGAGCCTCTGCCTTCTGCTGTTACAGGGAAGAAGTAATCCTCATTCATACTTAGGGGATTATATGTAGCATCTACTACTGAGTTGCCACCATGTATACTAGGTATACGTCTTTGATGTATTTCATTTTTTATTCTGTCCACGAACGCCATAGCTAAATGCGATGGCATGTTACCAACGTCAATCTTAAACATTCTGCGTTCTGGTGCACGTTGTACACGATAGATCAGAACCGCGTCTTCTAACAGTTCTTTCTGCTTGTATACTTTGAAGATATTCTCTAAGATAGACTGTCCGAAAGGCCAGAAGCGATCTAATCCTTCTGTTAATGACAAGTGAACAACATGATTAGAGTCGATTGAGGATTCTGATTGACCTAATGTAAATCTACTGCCCGATGTGTTATAAGGCATAGATGGTGCTGTGTATCCGCCTCCTCCGCCTCCTCCGCCACCGCCTGTACCACCTAATCCTGTCGTTGGATTTGCGGCAAAGTCTGTGTTTGTTTTTTGTGCAACCGTTAAGTTCTGTAAGTTAATGTTTAGGTCTTTGATGACATATTGCTCAGGAAGTTTACCTTCGCTCTCATTAACAATAACTTTAATAACTTTAACCATGTCAACCCAGTAGAGTTTAAAGTTCTCTGGATCCCTTACGAATACTTGGTCTCCATACTTGACCACGTTTCGAAAGATTTTAAACATACGTGTATCAAACTCGTTAAGTTTGCACCATTGTTGTAATTGTTTAGATAATAGACTAACTTCATGTGGTGTAGGTTCATCTTTATATTCGAATGAAAAAGGTGTTTTGTTGTGATCATTTCGCTGAGTGCTAAATTCTGCAATGATATCCAAACATGCGTTGATCTCTGCATCAACGTCCATCATCTCATATTGATTGTATCGTTCTATTCTGTTTGGATGACCCGTATATACTTCTGGGAGTCTACTCATGTAGTTTTTGTAGCCGAAATCTGTACTAGA